CTCGACGTGCGCGCGATGTGCGTGCGTTATGCGATCCCGGTGCTCGGCGACGTCAATAGTGACGCGGTGCCCGACGCGCCCGCGGTCGCCGGCGAGCCCGCACCGCGAGGGTTGCGTGCGGTGCCCGATATCGACGACGACGACGACGGCGAGCTCGAGGACACCGACGCCGACGAGGTCGCCGCATGAAACGCCGACCCGACATGGCGCCGCAACGATACGACCGTACGGGTTTGCTCGCGGTCGACCCTAAAGCGTTTTTCGAGTTGTTTGTCGTGCCGTCGTCGCGGGCTAACGAGATGATCGACGAGGTGTGCGTCGTCGACGTGTGCGGGCCGCTCGATCAGCACGATATGGGTTGGTCGGATTCTTACGAGCAGATCAAGGGCCGCATGGCCGAGGCGTGTGCGGGTCCCGCCAAGGCGATTGTGATGCGCGTCGACTCGCCCGGCGGCGCGTGTGCCGGTTGCTTCGATACGGTGCGCGAGATCCGCGCGATGTGTGCCGAGGCGCGCAAACCTTTGTACGCGTATTGCGATCACGCGACCTCGGCGGGTTACGCACTCGCCTCGGCGGCGGCGTTTATCATGATCGCCGATACGGGCGTCGTCGGATCGATCGGCGTGCTCGAACGTCGGCCAGATTTCACGGCGCAAAACGCGTTGCACGGTGTGCGGATCGATTTCGTCACGTCGGGCGAAAAAAAGGCGTACGGCAATCCCGACCTCGCGATCACCGACGCCGAGCTCACCGCGAAACAAGAAATCGTCAACGCGATCGCGGGTGTGTTTTTCGCGTTGGTCGAGGAAATGCGCGGGATACCCGCCGCCGAGCTCGCCGCGATGCAAGCCGGAGTTTTTCACGCCGAGGCGTCGCGTAGTGCGGGCCTCACCGACGACGTTGGATCGTTTGATGTGTTGGTAGCTCGCGTTGCGAGCGGAAAGGTATTTGCGATGGCATCACCGTACGAAAAGGCCCGGTCGGCGTTGGAGGAAGCCGCCAAGGGTGACGACGCAAACGCCGCCGTTGCAAAACGGGCGTTAGCAACCATGGCCGCTGGTATCGGCGGCGACGACGACGACAAACCCGACGCCGAGGGTGACGACGCCGACAAGCCCGACGCCGAGGGTGACGACGACGCCGACAAGCCCGACGCCGAGGGTGACGACGCGCCCGCCGACGACGACAAACCCAAACCGCCAAAGACCGATCCGCCGGCGGCGGCGACCGCGAGCTCGACCGGGCGGCCCTCGGCCAGTGACACGCACTCGGTCGCGATCGCCGCACTCGCCAAGGCGCACACGCTCGAGGCGCAGCTAGCAACGCGTGACGCCCGAGCCGAGCGTAAGCGGTTGCTCGCGAGGCGCGACGATTTCGGCAAAGAACTACGCGCCGAGCTCATGAAAGAATCGACGCCGATCGCGACCGTGCGCAACATGGTCAAGACTTTGCCTCGCGTGCCCGTGCCGGGTGCGATTGCTGGCGCGGCCGACCTCGCGGCACGCGCCGGCGGCACGGGTGCGGCGACACGCGGTGCGGGTCAAGGCACGACCGACACGACCGGCAGTGACCCGCGCGCGGGTCACGCGAGCGAGATGGATCAGCGTATGGGCCTCACCGAGCAAACGCTCGGCGTGACGCGCACGCGCAACTTTTTGCAATTCGGCGTTGTGCATAAGCCGATCGAGGCGGTCGCCGCCGGTAAGGAAGCCACGAAATGACCGCGCTAACTCAACCGCGCATGTCGCTCGTCGAGCGCTGGACGCATCACTTGTTTACGCTCGCACCGACCAACAAAGCTTGGCGCGGCGGCATGGCATGTATCGACGTGTCGACGGGCTTGTGTGAGCCCGGGCACGTCGAGGCCGATTTGGTGTACATCGGCAAATTCGACGAGGATGTAGACGCAACGAGCGGGCCCAAACCGGTCAACGTCGATCTCGGCGTCGAGATCGAGGTCGTATGGTGGAATAACGACACCGTCGCGGCGGTGCTCGCAAATCAGTTGTTGTTGAATTGCTACATCCTCGACGATCAAACCGTTACGGCTGATCCGGCGGGCGCTAAATCGGTCGCCGGTCGTGTGTGGGCGGTCGACGCGGTCAAGGGCGTCGCGGTACAGAAAACGATCTTTGTGCCGACGCCGGTTATTTTTGCCGCGGGTGACGCCGCCGGTGACGCGGGTGGCGCGGGTGGCGCGGCACGCACGCCCGGTGATCGCACGCCGAGCGCACCGAGCACGCCGAGTGCACCGAGCGCACCGAGCGCACCGAGCACGCCGAGTGATCGCTACGGCGACCGCGCGGGCCTGGGTGACCGATCGGGTGACCGCCCGATCCCGCCGAGCACGCCGAGCAAAGGATCGAGGTAACCATGCCCGCACTCACACCAAGCTATCTAATGGATTTCGAGTCGCGCATGCAGCGACTCACCGAACAAGAGTATCTGCGTCTCAACAAGAACCTATGGTGGCCTAAGATCACCAAAATGCGCTCGACGGGCGCCAAACGCGACGTGCTTACGTGGTTGTTGTCGACCGCAACGATCAAGGACCAAGGCAAAGGCGGCAATATCGCGTTCGAGGATCTCGTGTCGGCCATGACCGAGATCGAGTCGGGTTACTCGGGCGACGGGTTGAAACTTCGCCGCGCACAGCTCGAGGATACCGACGGCGACGGGCTCAACCTCGGATCCGAGTGGAGTCAGCAAATCGGCCTACAAATGGCCTATTGGCCACAAAAGCAAGTCGTGAACGTGCTCAAAAACGGGCACGACATCACCAAATACAAGGCGTACGACAATATCGCGTATTTCGGCGCGGCACACCCGGTCAATCCGTTCTTGACTGGCGCGGGCACGTTCAACAACTTGCTCACGGGCGCGGCCTCGGGCCCGTATCCCGGCGCGGTGCCGATCGACGAGTCGGTCACGCTCGACGTCGCACTCGCGAACCTATCTAAGATCATGGGCTACATTGCCACGATCAAAATGCCTAACGGTGAGGATCCGCGGTTTCTGCGACCGGCGGCGATCCTTTGCTCGCCGCGTTTGTTCCCGCGCGCGGTGCAACTCACGGGTGCCAAGTTTTTCGGGCAAGCTGCGGGCGCGGGCATGGTCGCGACCGCCGACGTTGAAGGGATCATCAAAGCACTCGGATACGCGACGCCGATCATGTGCGACGAGCTCGCGGGCTTTGAAAACGACACGACGTATTTTGTCGCGTGTGAAAACGTGACCGAGTCGCAACTCGGCGCGGTGATCTACACGGTGCGCGAACCGTACAAGATCAACTATTACGGCACGACCGACCAAGCCCAACTCGACCGCGCACAAGAGCTCGAGTGGCATTGTATCGGCCGCAACGTGATCTCACCCGGGCACCCGTACTTGCTCTTTAAGTGCAAGGCCGCCTAGCCCGCACCCAAACCTAACCAACCGCGGTGATCGGCTTGGTGTAACTCGGACCCTATGCCGAGTCGGCACCGCGGTTGTGAGTTGTGTCACGTCGTCACGTCACGTCGTCACGTCACCGGTGCGCCGCATGGCCTATCTCACCGTCGATCGATACAAGTTGCTAGCGCTCATACCGGGCGGGTATGTCGACGAGGTCGAGGGCATGGCACCCGGTTTCACGGCGGCCCAACTCGATACGCGCTCGGATTGGATCGACGCGCAACTACGCAAACGCTATGCAACCCCGTTTTTGCCGCCCGTGCCCGGGATCATTGAACAGTGGTTGGCGTTGCTCGTGACGCCCGATTTGTTAGTCAAACGCGGCGTCAACCCAACCGACGAGCAATTCGCATACATGGAACGCCGCGCGGCGTTTACCGCCGAGGCGATCCAACAAGCCGCTAACAGCGAGGTCGGTCTGTACGACTTGCCATTGCGCGACGACCTAACGGGCACGGGGATCGCGCACGGTGCGACGCGTGTGTATAGCGAGCAATCCCCGTACGTAGGTGCTGACATACAAGCCGAGATCGGCCGCGCCGAGGATCGCGCGCATTGGGGATCGGGCACGTCATGAGCGGGCACGCCGAGCTCGAACGCATGATCGAGACGATCCGGGATTTGCCCGGGCTCGGTCGGCGTGCCGCGCCCGACGTCGCCGAGGTGTTAGAGGCCGCACTCGAGCGCACCATTGCCGCGGGCACGACGCCGGCGGGTGAGCCATGGCAACCGACCCGCGACGGGCGTGCGCCGCTCACCGGTGCGGCAAAGGCCCTCGGCGTCGCGGCAGTCGGCTCGACGATCTATGTGCGGCTGACGGGGCCCGAGGCGCGGCATCACCTCGGCACCGCCGCCGGCGGGATCACCCGCCAAGTGATCCCGGCGGGTGCGTTGCCGCCCGTCATGGCCGAGGCGGTGCGCGTCGTACTGAACAGGCACTTCGAAGAAATGATCAACGCGGGCGGGTCGGGCCATGCCTGAAAAACTCGCACTCGTGCACTTGTACGACACCGTGCGGGCGCGGTTTGCGCTCGAGGCTCCCGACGTCGTGCAACCGTTTGGCTGGCGCGAGCCCATGCGGCAACATACCGGGCGGCGGATCGTGTGGGTGCCCGGTAATCCCGCGGGCACGGTCGGCAAAAATGGCCCGGCACGCAACCCGGGTCGCAACCCTCGACCGCTCGCAACGTTTTACGAGTTGTTCCATTGCGTGATCAGCGCGTTTGATCTCACCGCGCCGGAATCCGAGATCGCGCAATACGTCGCGGTGCGTGCGCTACACGACGCATGGTTTCGCGCGGTGTACCACGCCGCGCACGGCACGTTCACGATCGACGACGAGCAATGGAACATTGATCGTCAAAACGAGCGGCGTTTCGGTGCGACGATTACAGCTGTATGCACGATCCAAGCGATGATCGCCGACACCGCGCTCGAGGGTGTGCCCGCCGACACGACACTCGTCGTCGACGTTTCGCTATTAGATGTAACTGAACCTCTATCCGTCACCGAGGCAACATGAGTCAACCCGCAGTCATTATCACCGAGCTCGACGGTGCACTTGGCGTGTTGCCGGCGAGCGCGGGCAAGTTGTATGCATTGATCGGCGTGTCGTCGGCGGGCCCGATCGACACGCCCGCGACGTTCGCACGCGTCAAGGATGTGAGCGCGGCGTATGGCTCGGGTCCGCTCGTCGAGGCCGCATGCCATTACATCGATCGGTACGGTAAGCCCGTGATCCTCGTGCGCACCGGTAACACGACGGTCGGCACGGTTGGCACGGTCACGTCGACCGCAACCGGCACGTCGGTCGTCACTGTGGATGTGACGCCGCCGGCGACGCCCGCCGACGACTACGAGTTGTTTTTGAAGTTCATCGCCGGCGGCACGGTCGGCACCGCCGGGATCACCTATCAAACGAGCCTTGACGGCGGGCGCACGCTCGGGCCCGTGACCGCGCTTGGTACGGCGACCTCGATCCCGATCGCGGGCTCGGGTGGCGTGTCGTTTGAGCTCGCCGCGGGCACGGTCGTCGCGGGTGATACTCACAAAGCGGTCGCGACCGCGCCGCAATGGAATAACACCGAGCTCAAGTCGGCACTCGACGCGCTCGGTGCGACCGCGGCGTCGTGGGATCTCGTGCACGTCGTCGGCGCGTTGACCGCGGGCACGTTTCAAGATGTCGACGACAAGATCGTCGGGTTGTTTGCCTCGGGCAAATATCACGGTTGGGTTGGACACTGCCGCATGCCCAACGCGGGCGAGTCGGAGGCACTTTATCTCGGTGCTATGTCGACCGCGTTTGCCGACAAAGCATCCAAGCACGGCATGCTATGCGCGGGTGCGTCGCGGTTATCGTCGGCGGTCAACGGTCGCAAGTATCGCCGCCCGTCGTCGTATGTGCTCGCCGCGCGCAACGCCGCGGTGTCTGAAGAGGTCAATATCGCCGACGTCAACACCGGTGCGCTATCGGCCTCGATCCGCGACGTCAACGGCAATCCCGAGGAGCACGACGAGTCGGTCAACCCGGGCCTCGACGACGCCCGGTTTGCCGTGTTGCGCACGTGGGATGGATATCAAGGCGTCTACTGCAATCGGCCGCGCTTGTTCGCACCGTCGGGCTCGGATTTTCAGATCATGCCGTATCGGCGCGTGATCAACTTGTGTCACGCGGCGTTGCGTGTGTACTTCATTCGGCGACTCAACAAGCCGATCCTCGTCTCGAAAACCACGGGTTTTATCCTGGAATCCGAGGCACTCGAGATCGAGGCGGGTGCGCTCGCGATCATGCGCGGCGAATTGCTCGTCAAACCCAAAGCGAGCGAGTGCCAATTCACGCTCGCCCGCAACGATAACGTGTTGTCTAACAAGACACTCAACGGCGAGGCCCGGATCATTCCGTTGGCCTATCCCGAGTGGATTTATCTAAGCGTTGGCTACGTCAACCCCGCGTTGCAAGTTTCCGCGGTGTGAGGATCCGAGGTCATGGCAGATACATACCTAATCAACGGCAACCAACACTCGTGGGCCTCGATCATATGCAAGGCATACGACGAGGTTTGGACGGGTTTCACGGGGATCTCGTACGGCGACAAACGCGAGCGGGTGTACTCGTATGGCATGGGGCGTCACCATGCACCGCGCGGGCGATCGCATGGCAAGTACACGCCCGAGCCCGTGAAACTCACCGGGTGGAAAGACTCGGTACAGCTGTTTATCGCGGGCCTCGCCGCCAAGGCGGCCGATCAAAAAAGTTACGGGGATGTGGAATTCCAGATCGTGACGCAATTCGTCGAGGCCGAGGAAAACTCGATCACGGTCGTGATCGAGCGGTGCGTTGTCGTCGGGCTCACCGCGTCACACGACGAGTCGCCCGATCCGCTTAAAGAGGAACTCGAAATTTCACCGATGTGGGTGCGGCGCAACAACCTCGTGTTGTTTGACGCACGCCAAGGCGGGTTGTGATGACCATGCATAACGGCAACGGCGGCGCGGGTGGTGAAATGCCCGTGCCCGCGTCGGTGAGCGGTGACGACGCCGGCGACGCCGCACGACGCCTCGCCGAGGTGCGGGCCAAACGTGCCGCGCTCGACGACGCCCGAGCTCGCGCCGAGGCGGTGCGCGAGGTGCACGACGCACTCGAGCGGGAAGAACGGGCCCTCGCCGACGCCGAGGCGCTGGCTGCAGCCGAGCAACAATACGGGCCCGAGGGCCGAAAGATCCGCGCGGTCGACACGCCGCTCGGTCTGATCATCTTGAAACGATCGGGCAACGCCGCATACCGGCGGTTTATGGATGCCAAAACCGCCTCGACCGACGAGGCCGAACGCCTCGTCAAGCCGTGCGTCGTGTATCCGTCGCGGGCCGAATTCGATCGGATCGTCGACGAGTATCCCGCACTTTGGGTGCGCCTCGCGGGTGCGCTCACCGTGCTCGCGGGCCATCGCAACACCGAGCTCGCGGAAAAATAGAAGCGTTGCGGGCCGAGGCAAAGCACCGGATCGGAGTCGTCGCCGAGTGCTTGCTTGCAGCGCAAGGATACCGTTTCACCGACACCGACGACGACGACGACGACGACGGCACGATCGCCCGGGCATACGCGGGCGCGTGCATACAAGCCGAGGCGATCGCCGAGCTCAAAGCGTTACGCAAAGATATCGTGTCACTGATCCGAGCGCTGATTCCTAGATAGCCATGGCCGACGCCAAACAAAAGGCAACGTTTGAGCTCGAGCTCGAAGACGACATGTCCAAGGCGGCCGAGTCGGCCGCCGGTGCGCTCGATCGCCTACGTAAACAGATCGACGACGACTCGCGTGCCCTCGCCGACATGCAAAAGGCCATGCGGAACTTGCAAGGCGGCACGGTCGTCAACGTCAATCAGTTCCGCAAACTGAAAGAACAGATCGACCTCAAAAAAGCCTCGATCGCCAAGGCGCAAGGTTCTTTCGTCTCGCTCGGCGGCACGTTTGGTAAAGCCGGTGCGAGCGGTCGCGGGCTCGAGTCGCGTTTGGCGGCACTGAAAGATCAGCTATCAGGCATGCCCGGGCCGATCGGCGGCGCCGCGTCGAGTTTTAGCAAGTTGTCGGCGCTGATCGGCGGCGGTGCTATCACACTTGGGCTCGCGGCGATCGTTGCCGGGCTCGCGGCCCTCGTCGTCGGGCTCGGTGTCGCGACCGTTGCTTTGTACAAGTACGGCACCGCGCAAGCCGAGGCCGCCCGCGACGAGCTCTTACGGCTCGAGGGGTTGACGAAAATGCGCATGTTGTTTTCCTCGGTGCCCGGCAACGCCAAGGAAATGCAAAACGCGATCGATCAAGTGTCGGCGTCGAGCGCACTCGGGCGCGACAAGATCGCCAAATATTCGGAGTCGCTGTATCGCATGGGGCTACGCGGGCAAAACCTCACCGACGCGCTCGGCGGTGTCGCGATCAAGGCGTCGGTGCAAGGCGACGCGGCGGCGACCGCTTGGTCGGGTTGGGCCGCGTCGGTGAGCATGGCGGGCGGGTCGGTCAAGAAACTCGCCGACCGCGTGCGCAACGACCTCGGCGGCATCGCCGACAAACAACTTAATTCGTCGGCGGTGCAAGCCGAGAAACTAAAAGAGTCGTACGGGTTACTGTTTGCCGACCTCGGCATGGAAAAATTCTTGGGTGCGTGGCGGCAAGTCAACGAGCTCATGTCGCAAAACACCGCGTCGGGCCGCGCGTTGAAACAGCTAATCGAGCACATTTTGCAACCGCTGATCGATAGCTCGACGAGCGCGGCGCCGCTCATGAAACGGTTTTTTCAAGGGATCATCCTCGGTGCGCTCAACGTCGAGATCGCGATCCTCGATCTAAGACTTTGGTTCAAACGCACGTTCGGCGACGTCGAGCTATTCAAGGGGATCGATAAAATGAATATCGCCCTGAAAATCGGTAAGGGCGTGCTGTATACGGTCGTCGGGTTGCTCGGGTTGGTCGGCGTCGCCGTCGGTGCCGCGTTTGTGATCGCGGCGGCGCAATTCGCCCTTATCGGCTTAGCGATCAAGGGCGTGATCGACCTCGTGAGCTGGTTTATCGATTACGATTGGGGCCAGCTCGGGATCGCGATCATTGACGGGATCGTGAAACCGCTCAAAGCGGGTTACGCGATCATCGGCGAGGCGATGTCGGGCCTCGCCGACTCGGCGTTTGAGGCGTTCACGTCGATCCTCAAAATCGAGTCACCGTCGAAAGTATTTCAGCGAGCGGGCGTCGAGATCCCGCGCGGCGTTGCCGTCGGCGTCGAGCAAGGCACGCCCGAGGCCCGTAAAGCGGTCGAGTCGATCGCACCCGAGCTCGCACCCGCACCGGCGGCCGCGGGCGGCAC